GAAAGAAGATTTATAACAAAGAGCTGGGTTCAATGAAGCGTGGCCGCATCGTGACAATTCCAGAGCGAGAATTGCGGAGACTAATCGCAGAGGCTGAATTTAGGCCCGCTGCGCAGATAGCTGGGTGATTAAAGGCCGCCCCCCGTTAAGCCTGGCAAGGTACGAGGGAACGGCCAAAGTGAAAGGATGCGGCGATGAGGGACGATACCATTTTTGACTTTCCCTGCTCAACCACATTTCGCGATGCCTACCGTGAACAGCGCCGGCCGAACCTACCGGCCTGTGGTCGTCATTCCGATGAACAGGAGATGCTGGACTACATCCATGCTCTCGAAGATGAAAACCACCGCTTACGGCTTGCACTTGATCTTGCGGGGAGACCAGTGACGGCATCCCGACGTGAACCCACAATAGTCCATGAGCCCGACGCCATTATGGTGGGTCCGCTATGAGCGAAGGGAGCCAACAGCCAGAGATCAGAAGACATGGCGGCAGCGTCGTGTTTACATGGCCAGGTGATCCGAGAAAGGTCACGCTGTCCCGCTTCCATGGATCCTCGCGAAGCATTGAAGCGGAGGTGACGTTAACTACGGTGAAGGACGGGGCCGCCTACCTCGTCACCTCAGCAAAAATCAATCTGCAATCACTGCCCACACGCAAGAAACTGGCACAAGACTTCAATGACCGCATGGCCGATCCGACTTGGCTGACGAAGGTCGAGCAGATTTGCGTCAAGGGTTTGCGCACGTATCGCGAAGGCGAACCGATCATTGTGCTGGAGCCAAGCGAACACACGCATGTCCCGTTTCGCTTGAATCCGCTCATTTATGAAAACCATCAGACCTTGATCAATGCGCCAGGCGGCACATGTAAATCCTATACCTCGCTGTATGTCGCCTTAGTCACTTGTCACGGCGCACAACAAAATGGCCTCGCAGCCGTGCCGTGTCCGGTGTTGTACCTCGATTGGGAACTCGATGCGATTACCACTGGCACACGTCTACGCGCCCTCTATAAAGGCCATCCTGAGTTGTCTGAGTATGCCCCCTATTACCGGCGCTGCGAATTGCCACTGTATGACGAGATGGACCTGATTGGTGAAGAGGTCGCAGCAAAAGGAATCAAGTTAGTGATTATCGATTCCGCCATCATGGCCTGTGGTGACGATCTCTCTTCGACACAGGCCCCTGTCAAACTGCAACGGGCCTTACGGTCAATTGGGTGTTCCTCACTTGTGCTTACCCATTGTCCCAAGAATGCCGAAGAAAATTCGGCCTATGGTTCGGTGTTTTTTCGCAATCTCTGCCGGAACCAGTACGAACTGCGTCTTGTCGAGAAGACGCGCAACACGGCCTTAGTCACCCTGGAACATACCAAGCAAAACTTTGGACCCAAGCAGGACACCCTCGGCTTTCAATTCACGTGGGATGACGACGGCGGCTGCCGTGTGTCAAGTTTTGATCCTCATGACCATGAAGCGGCTCAAGCTACCTTACCCTTGGCTGCGAGGATCCGGAACCTGTTGGACGATGGAACGTCGCGGTCTGCGGTGGAGATATCAGAGGAACTTGAGGAGAAGCTGGCCACGGTCAAAGCGATTTTTAGCAAGCACAACGGCCATAAGTGGTCCTCACAGGGATCAAGGCAACACACAACATGGACGGTCTTGGTAGCAAGAAATGCAGGTTATGCACAGAATCCACAAGGTGTTAACGGCAGGTGTTAACGCCCTTTTGGCGTTAACAGGTGTTAACGGTGTTAACGACTAATATGTATCCGTGGAATATCAAAAGGTTGCACAGTGTTAACGGTGTTAATCGCTAGGTGTTAATTAATGCCAGCCCCCCTTTAGGGGCTGTGCTGTTAACACCGGAAAGAAAAAGAGAACAGTTGCTACCAAACTCAATGACGCAGGGGAGGGGCCTCGCATCTCTGAGTGAGCCGTTCAGGAAACCGACGCGCCCTGTTGCGCGGGGGGCCGCACATAAATTTTTGTGATTTTAAAGAGGAGAACCATGGCCGACGACTATGAGCAACTGAAGCAGAAAGCCGAACTGTACGCGAGCCTTGAGCGGCTGGCGGAGCAGATCAAGCAGGACACTGCCGAGGCACAAGCCCACGTTGACCGGCTGACTGCGGAAAATGAGGTTCGGGACCTTGAACGGTGGTTTAGATCTTGACAAGTCATGGTAGAATCGATGTTGCGAACTTGGTTTCCAGTATCGCCCCCGTTCCCTGCCGTACAGCCAGGGGTATCAAAGCGGTCAGCGTTACTGAGCCAGCCAGGTTTCTCGCACCGCGACGTTCCGCACACAGCATCAATAGATGCTGGGCGTGTCGAACATGGGCCATCTTCAGGTCCACGCGATTTTCCCAAACAGAGACGATGCACGCACCTAGCACGGGTGCACCTACTTGGAGGGTTCGATGTCTGTTGAATACAAATCGACTGATGAAATTCTGAATACTTTGAAATCGCTCGGTGATAGTGGCTCTGCCCGCGTGACTGATGTAGCCAAGAAGATGTTTGAGCTTGGATCGGCTACCACGACAGCCCTCAAGGAATTGGCCGAGACGGTGAAGGAACTGAAAGGGCTTCACGCGGAGGATCGCGACCGGCTCGAGGAATTGGAAAGCCGAAGGAACCTGCCTGGCAAAGCGCCTGAGGCCAATAAGGGCCGTGAACTCAAGGCGCTGGAGCGGTATGTCCGTTCCAATGACGCCACGGAGCTCAAGGAGATGTCGATTGGTGGTGGTGCTGCGGCTGGCGAGGCCATGGTGCCGGAACTGATCGCGAATGAGATTGTGAGTCGAGCCTATGCATTGAGCCAATTGGCCACTCTGGTTCGACGAACAAACTCTCCAACAAGTGACTATGTAAGACTGCTGAACTTGCTGGGGCAGTCCGCAGCATGGTCCTCTGAAACGGGCACGCGCAGCAATAGCGACACGTTCCAGTTGCGAGAGATTCGCCCGACGCACGGCGAGTTGTACAGCGTGATTCCTGTGACCAATTGGCTCTTGCAGGACTCCAAGTTCAATCTCGGCCAGATGGTGATGGATACGGCCACATCCCAATTCGCCAAGTCCATTGAAAACGCCATCCTGTATGGAACTGGTTCAAATCAGCCCACCGGCATTTTGAATAGCTCGCCGGTTTCTACCGCTGACGGGGCGAGCCCTGAGCGGAATGCGGACACGATCCAATACATCGATGCCACGAACGACCTAGCGGACGATCTCATCAGCTTGTATTTCTCGCTGAAGCCTGAGTATCGGCGCAATGCAGTGTTCGTGATGTCGAGCGCGTCGCTTGCGGTAGTCCGCAAACTTCGGGACAGCAATGGCGCTGGCTATCTGTGGCAGCCGAATCTTGGTATTGCAGTCGATAGCGGTGACGGCTTGTTGCTTGGCAAACGAGTGATTACGTCCGAACTGTTGCCGACAGTCGGCGGAGGATCACCCGCACATGATGCGATTTTGTGTGGAGACCTTATGCAAGCGTATGAGCTTGTCGAGATCGGGCAGATGAACATTCTCAGAGACCAGGTGACGGTCAAAGGCAAGACCTTAATTTATCTGGCTCAGAGATTTGGCGCCCGTTTGGTTGATAACGATGCCTGCAAGATCTTGAAGGCATAGCGCCATGAGCACGGCGATTCAACGACTCACATATGCACTTGAGGTGAAGAGTCTTGATGATGCCGGACGTTTGGAGGGCTATGCGTCCGTGTTTGGCAATGTGGATTACGGGGGGGATGTGGTTCTGCCTGGTGCGTTCAGGCAATCACTCGCCCAGCATGCCAAGAGCGGCGCATGGCCTCCAATGTTCTGGAGTCATCAGCCCGACGCTGTACCAGGCGTGTGGACGCATATGGAGGAGGATGACAAAGGCCTTCGTGTGCGCGGGCAATTGGTCAACACGGAACTCGGACAAGAGGTTCGCACGCTGCTGAAGAGTAAAGCCGTGCGAGGCCTGTCGATCGGATTCAGCACGATGCCGAACGGCGTGGACTTCGATAAAGATGGCCACCGGATCCTCAAAGCGCTGGAACTCTGGGAAGTCAGCATCGTCTCGCTGCCCATGAATCCGGCGGCGAGCGTGGACACGGTGAAGGCTCAACGATAAGGGATTAGGTGAACTACCCTTTCGAAAAACTCGTGGAGGTTGCGGGCTTGATGTTGCGCAGGCCTGAAC